ACCCGACGGACTGATGGCGTAGGACGCTCCCCCTCTTTTAAGAGACAAATAACCGCACAGGGCGGATCCCTGTATAGTCAAACATCATAGCAATATGCAACAGTTAACATTACAGTTCGACGGCTATGCACCGATAGGGCAGGCCAAGACGCAGGGCACGGCGAGACAGTGCCATCGGGTTAAGATCAGTGAGCTCTCCATTGGTTGGGCGCTCAAACAGGTCAACGCTTCGGCGGCTCTCCAGCGGGTGGTGAGCCGTGTGAAGCTCTTCTCTCAGGCAGCGGCAGCAGTCGCTTTCGGTTTCTCACTTATGTTTCTTGCTTCAATCATAGGAGGATAGGCGTATGGTTCTTAGTGAATACCAGGCTAAGCGCGAGGCGCTGGAGAAGAAGATGCAGGAGATCGGTGAGCGCGAAGCTGAGCACAAGATGGAGCTATCCATCAAGCACCAGGCTCAGCTGAAGAAAATTGCTTCACAGATCGGTAACCTGAAACATCAACGTGCTGAGATCAACAAGAAATATGAGATGGATAAGGCGTGGTTCCACCGCAAATACCGCGAGGAAAAGCACCAGGTCACAGCCCAGATCCATGCGCTGCGCATGGAATATCTGACTGTCAACGGTGCCCAGGATGTGCGCCCTGCGCAAATTACCCCCCCCAGTGGAGAAGAACAGCATAAAATAGGAGGTGAAGTATGAGCTTTGTTAATGCAAGTCCAAAGGCCGTGGAGCTGGTTAACCAGCTCTGCGACCCTGGCAATCTGGAAGAACAGATCACGGTACTGGAGGCTGCAGAGGATCAGCTGCAGGAGGTGGCATTTGAGGATAGTGATAATGTCAAATCCCATGTTCTCTATGATGTGGCCTATCAGCTCAAATCTTTGAAAAAGACATTTGTTGAACTTAAAAAGGAACTGGAGTATGAAAGAAGAAGAAAGGAAGATGATGCGCCGGAAGGTGCTTGATGCATATTTTGCACTTCGCCAGCCGATGCCTCAGGATGGGAGCGTACAACAGAACCGCACCACTGAGGAGATACAGGATGATATGGCTGCCATGATGGATGTCAGCAAGGAGGAAATCATAGAGTATATGACAGAACATGATTACAATCCGACCACTGACACCGATGGTACGGTGAAGTGGGCTATCTGGAGAATAACTTAAGCCTATACTAACATATTTTCTCTAATCGGGAGGGCTGCCTGCAGTGATGCACGCGGTCCTTTTTTTTGTAGTTTTATATATGCGCATGTAGGATTACCTTTGCGATATGATTACATTATACACGTCTTTTCAGTCGAAAGAATTCTCCTGTCAGGTGCCTGATATCAAGTTGGCAATATCGCTGACCAGGGTGCTGCTGACTGTCACCGTCACAAAGTCGGGGGATCAGGAGGAGATATACAATGAATATCTCTATCCTGACCGTAGCGGCGTTATTACCCTGAGCGACATGGACAAGCTCATTGAGCCTTATGCCCGTAAGTGGCTTACTTTCGCCCTTGGTGTGACTATCAGGGAGGAAAAGGTGACACAGAACAATGCCGGTAACGAGGTCATCAGCAATACCAGCGAGAGAAGTCTGGCGACAACTGTTGTCAGCTGTAAGGCGAACATCCTGAACATGACCGCCAGCAGCTGGTGTTCTTCCCGTTTCCTTACGCTGATGGACGGTGCCAGGACTACCGCCATCGGATGGATGGAGCGATTGAGCTATGTAGGTAACGAGACGCCTACATGTACGGCTTACTATGTGGGTGGCAGCTCCCTGAGCTGGCGTGTGCCTGTCCTTTCCACTGGTGATGTGACTGTCATCGACACCTCTTCTGAGAACTTCGTTTCTTCTGGTCGTGAGCTGCTGCGTTATGTCGTAGTGGCTGGTTCCAGAAGGATGGTATATGAGGTTGATCTTGAGCCTGAACCAGACGTGGCCCCTGTGCTGCTCTTTTGGAACTCCTTCGGTGTCCAGGAGCTGGCTTACTGCACTGGTGAGCTGAAACAGGTATCTTCCTTCGATCGCAAGCAGACTCGTATAGGTCGCCTGAAGAAGACTTACGACATGGAGGAAAGGGAGAGTTTCAAGGCTGACACTGGCATCCTGACATTTCCTATGGCCAACTGGTGGCGTGAGGTGCTGCGCTCTGAAGAGATCTTTGTGTGCAGTGTCATCCGCGGTAGTGTTGACCTGAACGGCAAGCCCGTTGTGATCACCTCCGAGAAGATGGAGATGTCCAATGCGCCTGATGCCTTGCCTCGCTTCACCTTTGAATATGAGTATGCAGACCGCAATCACAACATCTTCGACGTGAGGGCTGAGGGCAGGATCTTCGACGATACGTTTGACTATACTTTTAACTAACATGGAGCCGAAGAAACCTATTCACATGAAAGAGGGGCTCCAGCTGCTGGATATCGCCCGTGAGAGCAGGCAGAGAGTGTGGATCAAAGCCTGGGACTCCAAGGGGAATATCATTGAGTATAAGGGCTGGCTGGTCAGCAGCTCCAACTGGCGCGGTGGCTGGCACAGGATCATCAACCCTGTGAACAATGAGATACGCACGGTGCCTGACATCTTTATGTTTAATATTAACGGACATCCTATATATCTATGAGCGAAAACGAGAACATGATGGTACCGGTTGGTACCAAAGGCGAATATGAGGTGTACAGCATCATGCAGGGATCCATCGAGGATTCTATGGAGCTTGAAGCTGAGATTTCTACCCATTATAAGCATGATACCGTCGGCGTGTTCAGTACATCGGACGATATCGACACCAACTTCATCCGTATCAACGGAAGGGCTTACGAATACGTGAACTGGGGAAAGGACAATGAAGCACCGTACAGGAACCAACAGCTCATCGAGGACAATATGGTTCTAAGCCAGTGCCAACAGTTCAATATCCTTACGTGTTATGGGCAGGGCATCCGTTTCCTGGACCGTGAGACTGGGGAGAAGACTGAAGATCCTGAGATTCGGCGCTTCTGCCTCACTAACGCCATTCATCGCATCTGGTGGCGCTTATCTACGGATATGAAATATAACTTCTTCTCGGTGATGGTGATTCACCTCAGCCGCGATCACTCGAAGATCGTACAGGTTCGTATGCGTAACGCCTGCGACTGCCGGTTTACGGTTCGCAACAGATTTGGCGTGATTGAACATGTGCTTGTTGGCGACTGGAGATCTGGTCGCGCAAGCTCGATTGAGGCGATCCCTCTGCTCGATGAGATCAACCCCCTGGATGACCTGCTCTATAGAATGGGTAAGGCTCCTAATATGTACACGGCTGAGAAAGCTAATGCGCCTGCTGATGGCAAATACTGTAAGTTCGCCATGCTCTGCGTGATGCCTACTCCTGGATATCAGTATTATCCAATTCCTTACTATTTCTCAATCTATCGGGATGCCTGGTATGATATCTACCGCCTGATCGGCATCGGCAAACGCTTTATGATCCAGAATACTGCTGCTCCCCGCATCCAAGTGGAAGTGCACCGATCCTATTGGGATAATGTATGTAACCAAGAGAATATCACTGATAAGGTGAAGAGAGCTGAACGCATTAAGTTGGAACGCCGCAGGATCACGGAATTTTGTACCAAACCGGAAAACGCTGGAAAGGCTTGGGTAACAACTTACGACACGCTGCCTGATGGGAAGGGCGAGAGGCGTATGGTACGCGTCATCAACCTGAACGATGGCAACAAGAAGGAAGGTGGCGACTGGAGCGAAGACATGTCGGAAGCTGCCAACTCCCTCTGCTTCGCAACGGGCGTCCACCCGAACATGGTTGGGGCTACGCCTGGTAAGTCGCAGATGAACAACTCAGGCAGCGATAAACGTGAGCTCTTCACACTCAAACAGGCTATTGAAAAGGCTTTCCATGATGTGATGGAGGTGCCTTTCCACGTGATCATGTATATCAATGGTTGGCAGGATAAGTTCAAACTCGATGTGCCGATGATCCAACTGACCACCCTGGATGAGAATAAGGATGCTAAGGAAACTTCTGTAAATACTGACGACAATGGAGATAACAATCAAAATCAATAAGCCGGACTTTGATCTGGCCATCCCTGCAGCTCAGGAGCCTAAGGGTACTATTTTCGCCAAGCTGGAGAGTAAGATCAATGCGGCGATTGAGGATATCGCTGTGGATATGTTGGGTAATGTTGGTACCAGATTTGTGAACGAGAATCCTGAAAGCGTGGCTTCATGGGCTGTGAAATCACTCGCTTCTGTTGATGTGTTTTTGAAAGAGATGCGCGATCTTGACCTGGTTCTCACTGAGACAGGTTTTGGTGTTGTTTCTAGCAACAACACGGCTCCTGCATCGAAGTTGCGCGTGGATGCTCTCGACGGAGAACTGCGCCTGAAATGGCTTCGTGCTCATGATGAGCTTCTTAAACAGTGCTTCAAAATTGAAGGGTGGTACCAACAAGGTCTTGTGATCATCGATACGCTCTTCTGCTTCTTCGAGTTCCTTAAAAAGTTCGCTGGTATGCAGGCTCCGTTGGCTAAAGACTGGGAATCTGCCCAGTCTGTCATCCTCTCCACTGATCGCTGGCTGAGAGAGAAGATCTCGGATGAGTTTATGGATGAAATGATACTTCAGGTGGCGTCCAACTCTCTTTCAGATAAAAACAAGGGTATCGTGCATCAGGTTCGCCGGATCATCGGCATGGAGATCATGGGTAATAGCCAGGCGGTGCAGGAATACTTCCGTCGGCTGATGAACACGCTGGAGGGTGATCTTGACTCCTTCAGGACTTACCGTAACAGTCAGGCTTTTGAAGCTAATCATTTTGAACCGTATGAAAACAGACAAGAAGACGGCGCCTTCCATTTCGTCGGATAACGTGCTGCACCTGCACTGTCCGGATGCCTGGAATAAAATGTCTCAGGAGCAGTTGCGTTATGTGCTGTTGCTCATTGGCTCCAACTTATACAATGAGGTGGAGATCCGCACGCTATTGCTGATTCGTCTGTGTGGTATTACGGTCTTAAAGAAACATCCTGAAGGGTTCTGGTCTTGCTCTGTCGTCCTTGACACGGGCAAAACTCATTTCTTCGACCTGCAGACTTGGCAGATTCAAGATATGATCGGGCAATTGGAGTTTGTAAACCATCCGGAGGATATGGATGTTCGGCTGGAGAACATCTGTGGATGCTGGGCGGTGGACAGACTCCTGCACGGTCTACCGTTTATCGATTACCTGAATCTGGAGGCTTGTTACCAAGGCTGGATGATTACCAAGGGGATTGATCGTATTGTGGCGATGGCTAAGATCCTCTATCGTGATAAGGATGGTTATATGCCTGACACCCTGCAGCTCGATATAGCAGAGCAGACAGGCACACTGTTCTGGTTCTTCAACATCAAGAAAGAGTTCGCACGTGCCTTCCCGAACTTCTTCCGTCCCGTCAACACCGTGGGCGGAGGCAACTATAGCATCCTCGATGCCATCAACGCCCAGCTGAGGGCACTCACCGATGGGGACGTGACCAAGGAAGAGACTGTTAAACAACTGGATTGCTGGCGATGCCTGACTGAGCTGGATGCCAAGGCTCGCGATGCAGAGGAATTCAAACGGAAATATGGAAACAAGTAAGGAGACTTTCGATGACCTTGATTATTTTAAGGAGATGGCGAACAAAAACAAGCTCGTCAAAAACAACGGATTCTACGTTGGTAACTGCTCTGGTCCTGATGGTATGGACCAGGTCATGGCAGAGTATAGAGATTTCGCAAACTTCGTCCTCGTCGATGACACTACTTCCGGAAATACCTTCGGATCCAAGCCTGGTTGGTTTGACAGAAAAGCATATACCATCTATATCATCGTCGGTTACCAGCACGGAAACGAGGATCAATACAAAAAGGCTTTGGCGCTTGCGAGAAAGATCTTTAAGCAGATGCTTTCACGCACCATCAAGGATAAGGCATCTATGGCCTTTGGCACGGCACTCATGTATCTGAATCTGGAAACGGTGTTCAGCCATGAGTACGGTCGTTATTCTTTCAACGGGGCTACTGGGCTGTTCTTCCAGCTCCAGAACAATGAACCACTGAACCTAGTGTTTGATGCTAATGAATGGGAGGAATAAGCAATGGGATATATGAAAAATCTCGCCATCAAGAGGCGAGAGGCTAGAAGACTCGGGCACGGTCGTACACTCCAGGAAGAAGACAGACAGAGGTATCTGAGGGAGTGGACTGAGAATATGAAGACTTATTGGCGTGAGCGTATTGATATGCTACGTGTCGTAGATACTGGCAATCTTCGCTCTCAAATTGAAGGTGCTTTGCTGCTCCAGGGTGCTAATGCCGTCATCACTCACTCTTTTCCTGCTTATGGTAAATATCAGGATGACGGTACTGGACGTGAGTTTTCAAACGAAGGCTATACCGATTCTTTGGGACGCTATTACGAATCGAAACGACAGAAGGACGGTACGCTGCCGTTCCTCCTGCCTGGTGGTGAGGAATACCGTAGGGAACATGGCCTTGACAAACCAAAGAAGGTTGGTCCGGCATGGGGTGGACGTGTGGCTGGTGGTCATCCTAGACAGCCAAAACCTTGGTTCTGGTCTAAGTACTATGCTTCACGTATGGTTCTCAACGAGTTGGAACAGGAGTATTTCGGACAGCAGTACATGGGTATGTTCACAACGGCCCTCGATGAGGTGTTCAGACGCACGAGGGTGATGCTGTAGTTTTAGCATGTCGCTAGGGGTATTATCTTTGCATAAAATTCTCATTCATGGCAAATTTAGAGCAGGACTACAATATCTTAGAGGAATCTCTTAGAAAGATCCGTGACGAACGGGGCGTTCATGCCAATACGGCTAAACGTATAGGCACGGCTTTACTCGACCTGCTCCGCTTGACCCGTTCAGGCGTTTTTGATGAGATTATTTTCAAGAAGGTTCTCAACAAACCGGAATTCCTCGAAGGCCTCATTGCTCTTGGTACCATCGTCCTTGGCGAGTATGCCGAAGGTCTCAAAGGCGGTATTATAACGCCTGAAGGCGCTGCTGAGCTGAAGGATCTCTGGGTTCGTGAGCATGCCATGATTGGTGACGGCAACAAGCACTATGATGTTAGTGGTAGGGTGCTGCCTGCACTGGAGGTTAAGGGTGATTCATCATTCTCCGGCGATCTCTCAAGCCCTGAGTTCGTCAGTGCCTTCCTCGGTGGCCTGGGATGGGCTATCCAGTCCAAGGAGTTCGTGAATGCTGCAGGCGAGGTCGAACAGAAATATACTCTGGAGATTGACAATGTTGTTGTCCGCAACACGCTCAGAGTCTTTGAGATGATCGTATCGCAGCTGCTTGGAGAGAATGCCAACCGTGTCTTCTCTGACATGATGGTGGTTGACCATTTCGACAAGCGCACCGGGAAGGTGATGCTGAAGACTCAGGATGGACAGCTTTTCAACTCTCTTCGTGCTGGTGATTATATCGAGGTGCAACAGTACAATGGTGATCCTAACATTGAAAATGACTGGTATGTCACCAAGGCGTATGAGTTCCGCGTGAAGGAAGTGGGGATAGGCAAAATCTCTGATGGTAAAGACCGTCTGGATTGGCTGACTTTTGAGAACTTCTCTTCACAGATGGAGGGATTGACGCCTGAGAAAGCATTCAAAGAGGGGGACACCTTGGTTCGTGTGGATTCTGAGCGTGCTGATCGTAAGGGTGTCATCACCATCATGGCCGTTGGGGAGAATACGCCCTATATGGATATCCTATACGGCAAGAAAACGGATCCTGCTCACGCCTTGAAAGGGCGACTCGGTAATCTCGAGGGGATCAGGTCTGATGTGTTCGGATGGCTGGAGGGATTCGGCGCTTATCTCAACAACCTGTATGCCGTCGGTAAGTTCTTCGATCATCAGACTGGCGAAAACCTGAAAGCAAGGGTTGAGATGACTTTGGCTCGTTTCCGATCGTTCTACGCTGAAACAACTTACAACGTGTCTGATGGCGACAACTTCCTGAAGAACGGTTTCTTCCAACAGGCTCTGGAGTTCTGGACACCGTGCGACCTTAACGGAAATCCCGTCAGCGTGAACCGGGATGTGGAAGCTATTGGCGTTGGCGGAAGCCCACTGCTGTTTAACGGGATGGCTATAGGTGCCTCCCGTCAGTCTCTGGCCGAAATAATGGAGATTGACGGCATTCAGGTTCTCTATCTCAGGAATATGGGCGTAGCGCAGAGCTTTAGCGACATCAAGAGGAATGGATGGCATGAGGAGTTTGATCCGGATGATGAATTGGGTATGCAGACGGTTCTTGTTGCCGACCAGCTTTATATGGGTGTCCGTATCATGCCTATCACAAGTGGACGCCTGTCTGTCCGCTTCCGCCAGTCCGGCGGAGCTACGTCTGGCTGGGAGAGGGATATTGATGCCTCACTCGACTGGCGTCTGTGCCAGGCCTCTGACTCTGTCGCTGACCCCTGGGAGTTCCCTGGAAATGGAAAATTGGTCATCAGCTATTCTGGTGAATGTTATATCCGCTTCGTCGCTCTGCAGACTGATCCTGTAGTGAACTCGAAGGTTGAGTTCTCAACGCTTATTGAGCAGAACAGCCGTAGAATCACTCTGGAGGCTTCACGCCAGGAGGATAACCTGGCTACTGCTGTCGCTCAGATCAATATTGAGTTTGACAATGTAAAAACCACAGTCACTGACAACAAAAGTGCTGCTGACAAAGCATTTGAGAATATCGTCAGCGACCTGGATGATGAGATTTCCGCCCGCCAGAGCCTGGAAGATACTTACAAGGCTACTTGGGTCTATCAGAACGACCATCTGCTGTCATTGATGGCGGCTGAGTTTGATAGTAATGGTAAGATCCTGGGCTATGCTGACCTGAAGGTGCAAGTGGAAAATATATCTACCACGGTTACGGACAACAAAAGTGCTGCTGACAAAGCATTTGATAATATCATCAGCAACTTGGATGATGAGGTCGCTGCTCGTCTTGGACTTGCTGATGACCTGGACGATGAGATTACGGCTCGTCTTGGACTTGCTGATGACTTGGATGATGAGATTGCTGCTCGTCAGAGCCTGGAAGAGACTTACAAGGCTACTTGGGTCTATCAGAACGATCATCTGCTGTCATTGATGGCGGCTGAGTTTGATAGTAATGGTAAGATCCTGGGCTATGCTGACCTGAAGGTGCAAGTGGAAAATATATCTACCACGGTTACGGACAACAAAAGTGCTGCTGACAAGGCATTTAAGAATATTACGGATAACCTCATTCCCGGATTGGAGGACGATATAGACACTGTTAACACTAAAGCCAAAAATGCTGCTACTGCTGCCTCTAATGCTGCTACTGCAGCTGCTAACGCTCAGTCAACGGCTAACAGCGCTTCAAGTACAGCTAACAGTGCTGCGACATGGATCAACCAGAACAAGAATACGCTGAGCGCTGTCGCTGGTCACTTTGACAGCAATGGTCATCTGAGTGAACTTTCCGGTTATGTTGCTACTTCCAGCTTCTCTGGCCTTTTCTCTCAGTCTTTCAACAATTCTGGTGCTATCACCTCATCCAGCATCAGCGCCTATATCTCTAGTTTTGTCGATGCTAACGGTGTCAAACAGCTGATTAGCGAGGCGACTATCAAAGCTGATAAGATCAATTTCAAGACTGGCAATTTCAAAATAACCAACGGCTCTGGCCAAACGACGTTAGCTTTGGATTCAAATGGTAACCTGACTGTTAGCGGAACGATAAGTGGTAATAGTGTATTCCGTTATGGTAGTGGTGACGGTATTCGTCTGACCGACCATGGACTGGAACGTTGGAACGCATCCGCTAATTCCTGGGTCGCGCTGTATGCCGGCAGGTATGTAAAATTCGTGAGCACTAGCTATGTTACTTTGAACAAGGAAGATGATTTCGTCGTTTCGCTATCCGGAAACATAAGGATATATCTGCCATCGGGTTGCACAAATGGTAAGATCATTACCGTCAAAACAATCGGGCATACAACGAATCTCCAGCCTTCTAGCGGAACCTCCATTTTCACCGACCATACCATATCTTATGGTGGTGGTGGTATGGACCTTCAGAACTGGGACCGTGCAGAATTCGTTCTCTACAACAATGTCTGGTATTGGAATTCTATCCCTATCTAAACTTAAAAAAGAAAATATATATGTGTAACAAAAACAAAAGGAAAATGGTGAAGATTGACTTTACAAAGATTGTCGTAAAAGACATCGACGGTAATCAGTATATGGTGAATGAAAAAGTGGGAAATGATATGGTCAAGGTTCCCTATGATTTTGCCAAGGTATTAGGTAATTTTTTGTTCTACAAGGGCGGTGATCTGCATATCAGTGAGCTTGGCCAGCAGATATACCATCATCAGCCTGTGGAAATGGCTGAAGAGGAATTCAATATCGTTCGCGAGAAGATAAACGAGTTTTTCCTCCCCTTCGTGCTGTTGAGTGTGAATAAACAGTTGGATAAGATACTTGCTGCTAAAAAATAATGTTTAACCCCTAAAATGTGATTGTTTATGAATAATGTAAATTTCGAAGTGGAGAAATCCCGGGAAAATCAAGACTTCAAGCCCATCTCGCTCAGCGACGGGTCAGTGATTAAGATGCAGAGTGAATACAATGGTGCGAACGTGGCTGTGCGTGGTACCGTTGAGAAAAATGGTAAAGAGATTGGCCGTATTAGCTGGTCAACGGAATTCAACCGTTTGACAATATCTTTGAATCCTCTGGATGCCCTGGAGTCTTCTGTGGCGCTGGAAGCTGTGGATGTCTTCACGGCGGGGCTGCATAATGTTCTTGATAACAAAGATTGATTGATTGCGAATGGAACCAACTCTCAACGAAAGAATATGGCAATGGCTCGATGGCCATAAACAAGAGTTCTTCGACTGGTGGGCATCCCAGACTAAGGATGCCTCCCAGCTGGAGCTGGTAGCCTTCGACGCTGACCGTCATGTCGGCGCCCTGATGACGTATTCATCTGGTGGCGTCAAAAAGGTTGTGAACGTTTCGCCTTCCACTCTGGTAGAGGGTCTGGCTGCTCTGAATGATGAACTGCGTCAGCGCTGTATCAATGCTGCCGTCAATGCTGAGAACTGGGGACAATTTGCCAAGGAACAGGGTGAGACGGTTGAGTCTCTGAATGCCAGAGCAGAAGAGCTGATCAGTGAGATGGAAGCCATGGAGCATGCTCTTGACGAAGCTGAACAGGGTCGTGTGTCGGCTGAAGCTGATCGGGAACAGCAGGAATTGCGCCGTCAAAGCAGGGAACAACAACGCGAAGATCTCTTCCTGCGTAATGAGGCTCTGCGACAGGAGATGTTTGACAATGACGAAAGTCAACGTCAGCAGTCTGCTGATCAAAGTGAAAAACAGCGCCAGGATGATTTCGAGGCGGCTGAAGCACTGCGGGAACAGCAGGAATTGCGCCGTCAAAGCAGTGAACAACAACGCAAAGATCTCTTCCTGCGTAATGAGGCTCTGCGACAGGAGATGTTTGACAATAACGAAAGTCAACGTCAGCAATCTGCTGATCAAAGGGAAAAACAGCGCCAGGATGATTTCGAGGCGAATGAAGCACTGAGACAACAGAACTTCTTAGAGGCTGAGAACATACGTATGCAGGCAATCCTGCTGACTAAGTTCTATATTGATCCTGACACCATGGAGCTGCATGCGCTGCAGGTGGAACCTGACAGGACTCAGTACAGCATCAATGATAATGGCGAGCTGATTGCTAGATTCGAGGTTGAAGATTAATTTATGAAGTGGTTATGACAAAGATTGTTGATTCTACTATGGGCCTGGTCGCCACAAAACCGGAAGGTAGCTGGGTTCGCGCTCAGGAATACAGAAGGTTCCAGCAGGTGATACACAACCATGATACGTGGACATCCAAGCATGATGGCAACAAGGGTAACGAGCCTGTTGATAACAGTCCCCACTGGTTCCGTAATACGGATGGCGGTGAGCATGCCTGGAATGAGGGCGAAGCGGCAATGGCGAAAGCTGAGATGGCCCGCATCCAAGCGGATCGTGCCAAAGGCTACGCTGAGCATCAGCCGAAGATCATTAACGGATACTGGCATATCTGGGAAGAGACAACTCAACAGTATGTCAGCTCGCATTCTGCCCTGATTACTGGTGACTCGTTCACGGAGGAAGAAAAGAATGAGATGCTAGACCGTATCTCATCGCCTCACATCATCGGATCTACGTTGGTTTTTCCTTCTACTGGTGATGCGAGGATTGAAGGTAGTACACTAATTTTAACGAAGTGATTATATGGCGACAATTAGAAAAGTTATGGATATCAGCGGTATTCCGTTTGTTATCGAAGACAGGGACGGTGAAAAGTTCATCGTTGGTGTAAAGGTACGCAGACAGGTTTTCAAACTCGAAGGTTCTGGTCTTCCTGTCGATGTCGTGGATAAAATCGAAGGCACTGCCGGAGATGATAAGATTAACGGTGTCGAGGAGATTGAAGAATTCCTGGAGGGCGTGCCTGAGGGATCCAAACTCACGGATTCCGTTCCGTCAGAGTTTGCTTCTGATGAAGACGTTGTTGACGCATGGCAGCAGACCCTGGAGGAAGCGAAACGTGCAGCAGCAAAGGAATAACAGGTAAAACTGTTTGTTTTAGTTATTTATTATTGTTTAATTTTTTAATTTTTGTACTACAATGGCAAAATTTAAAGGTGCGAAGTGGGCGCAGATTCTCACACTTATGGCAGCTATGTCTGCAAGTCTCGTATCAGAGGTGGCTTCAGCAAAGTCTTATGCTGACGGCCTGGTATCGGCTATCGCTGCCGGTGACGTGGCATTCTCCTCTAGTAATTTCACGTCTGACAACGTCGGCGGTGCTCTTGAAGAGCTGTTCACCAGCGTAAGCGAGGCTAAAACCAGCGCTGCAGTCAGCATCTCTACCTCTACCACTACCAGTGGCATGCTCCGTAGTTACACCTTCACGCAGGGTGGTACCGCCATCGGAACAATCGACATTCCGAAGGACTACGTGAACAACATCATCGGTATCGTGTCTCAGGACGGAAGCGGTAATCAAGGTATCTTTCTGAAGGTGAACACGGCTCCTACTGGTGCTGACGCTCCCGTTTACGAGTACGTTGACGTATCTGGTCTTGTTGAGTATGTCACCTCTGGTTCACAGGCCGGCGACATGATCTTCGTCAATGTTGACCCCAACACTCACAAGGTAACGGCTACCATCACAGACGGTACGATCACCAAGGTAAAGCTCGAGAATTCTATTCAGGTTTCTCTGGGCAAGGCTGACAGCGCTTATCAGAAGCCTGATGGTGGTATCCCCGCATCAGATATGGCTACTGCCGTGCAGACATCCCTGGGCAAAGCTGACAGTGCTCTCCAGGATGCCGACTTCGAGTGGACTACCGACAGTGAGATCAACGAGGCTTGGGCTGCTGCTCTTGCTGCCGCTAAGACTCCTGCTCAGTCAGGTGATTAATTGATTCACGGGAAAAGGGATGTCCAAGGGCACCCCTCTCCCTTTGTCAAACTTAGATTAAGCAATAGATTATGACTAAGATTAAAGGTGTTAAGTGGGCACAGATTCCCACTTTGATGGCAGCTATGGCTGCAAGTCTCGTATCAGAGGTGGCTTCAGCAAAGTCTTATGCTGACGGCCTGGTAAAGAAGAACAAGACACCTCATATCGATGGATCGTCTCTTGTCTTCCCTGCTGATGCTGAAGCTAAGATCGTTGGATCGACGCTAGTTTTATCGAAATAGAATCTTTTATTTTAAATTATATAGAAATGAGACAAGGTTATGTTACTCACGTTCACGCCGATGGGCCGGATACGCCTATCTGCGACGAAGAGAGCTGGGCTCTTTCCAACCAGAACAAGACCCGGATAGATACTCTTCAGGAGAAAATGCTTAATATGGAGGCTGCTCACGAATATCTGAACAGCTCTGATACTTGGTTCGGCTTCAGGGTGCCTATTGGCAATGCCAAATCTGAAGGGGAACCTGTTGGAAACCTCTTCCGCCTGCGCCATATGCAGGAGATTTTCAAAATTGGTGGTTATATGGTTAAGAATGACCATAGCCGTAAGAAGCTACACCATTCTGACCACCGGTACTATGAAGATGGCAGCCCTGTTGACTTTACTGGTGCCCATGGCCACTATCAATGGGGTTGGGGCGTTGGTCTGTGGTATGGTGCCTGGGCGGACGAGGATTATAAGTACGAGGCTTTTGATACCCGTAGGATCCCTGGCGTTCCTTGTGTGTATATCCCCGTCGGTTCGAGATCTTGTGCCGGCTATGCTGCGCTTGACCGTACCAACAATATCCTGTGCGGTTATATCAACAAGACGGCACAGTTCAGGGGCGGTAACAATTCCAACTGGGATGATACCTACCGATCATTGATTGGTAAGCCTGTGACCAGCATCGGTATGCCTACTTTAGCTACGTATGCCCGTAACAACGGTACCATGTGGTTTACCTCGGAGCGCGTGATGCTCTTCATCACTGGTGCCCTGATCCGTGTCTATTTCCATAACCGTAACATCCAGGCTGCTCGTAATACGCAGCTGACCGCTGATGGTCTGCCTCAGGGCGGTCTCGGTATGGGTGCTGACTATCCTTCTGACTGGGCATCGAATCGCGGCTATAATCCTTTCCTCGATCTTGACCTAGGTATCGAAATGGGTGACTATACTGGTCTGCTATCCACTAAAATCAAAGATGAGAATGATGACGATATCACCATCAACAACATTCCGTGCTTCATGGGTCTGAAGAACTTTTACAAGTATCTGTGGACAATGACGGAGGACGAACTGCTGATCTGTCAGGCTGACGGTTCTCAGGCTTTCTATGTGGAAGAAATGATTGACGGTACCACGTTTGATGTTTCTGGCGCTGGTAACCATCTGCTGATTGGTAAGACGCCCACTCGTGCTAGTGCCGGCTGGTCTCATATCAAGGATATCAGCACGGATTATCTGTCTGGCATGCCTACTGAGGTCGGTGCTACCGGTTCCACCTATTTTGCTGACGGTTATTATAATCCTGTCGGTGAAGCGGGTCTGGTTCGTGGTGCTATTCGTTTGGGCAACGCTCTCAATGGCGACGATGCCGGCTCGTGCATGCTCCATGGCAACGCTGCCCCCTCGGATGCCGGTGCGCACAGGGGCGCGGTCCTCTGTGAATTCGCGGCCCCATTCAGCACGAAGCTGACAACTGTCGCTTGATGATCTGGCACTCGAATGAGTGCAAAGTACACCACCGCCGTCAGGCGGTCTGCCTCGCCTCCGGGCGAGGCCCTCTCTAACAAATAATGTTAAATATCGCTCTTTGACTTGCTGAATGACAATGAAAGTGTGTATCTTTGCATCGCTTTTAATGAAGAAAGTAGGTAGATCCCTCAGCCACTCGGTTCGTGGTGCTATTCGTTTGGGCAACGCTAACAATGGCGACAATGCCGGCTCGTGCATGCTCAATGGCAACAATGCCCCCTCGAATGCCAATGCGAACAGGGGCGCGGTCCACAGTAATCCTTAAAGTATAAGAGGGAGAGCCTTTCCTAACGGAAGAACATATCGAAAGATGGCGGCGAGTCTCGTAGGTACAGGCCGAGCGACATACCCGTCGGAAGGGATCACAGAACCTTCCAGCAGACCCACAATGTTTCACATCTAACCCCGAGTTATTATGCGTCGAATTCGCGATAACCGGGAGAACGAAACCCTTGAGAACGCTCAGGAGGCATTTGAGCGTTATGCAGATCAGAAACATAAGAGGTGGAACGTCATGCGCTATGAAGAGGCGATAGACGAGAACACCCACAGGGTTTTGCAGGAGATCATTGAGGAGTCCTTCGTTCCTTCCGGTTATATTGAAAAGTGGATATATGACAAGAAGCCGCGGAAGCTGGCTAAAGCACCCGTCTTCGATCATCACTGCGAGGCTGCCCACATGCTGCCGTATGAGATACAGGTCTATGACCATATCTCCTGGAGAGCGCCAGCCGTAAGACCCAACCTCGGTACACACGCCATGATGCGGTTCATCCGCAATGAGCTGTACCGTTACCCGCAGGCTGAGGTATACTACCACGTCATGCTCGACATCCATCACTATTTTCCTTTGATGGATCATGAGCTCCTGAAAAGGAAGATCTCAAACAAGTTCAAGGCTGGGAAACTCCGTAACTTTATCTTCAAAGTCATCGACTCCTATCCGCAAGGAGCTCCGCTTGGCATCAAGCTGGCACAGCTGTTCGGTATGCTGTACCTGGCAGACTTCGACCGTCTGATGGAAAGGTTTTTTGACATCCCGAAAGATCCTGAGAAGATGGCATACTGGACAAGCAGGTATATCACAGAATGGATCCTGACTGCCAAATCGCCTGATGAACGGCTGGTTCTGGAGAAAGGGTCTGCTTACCTGGCAGAAAGGTTCAGGAGATTTGCGGAGGAGGGGCTAAGGCATTACTTCAGATTTGTGGATAATATTCTGGTCATGCACGGGGATAAGCCGTTCCTAAGGATCACAAGAGAAATCATCATCATGATTCTCACTCGAGACTACAGGGCTCAGATCAACTCAGACTACAATGTGAGACCTGTATGGATGGGCATCAGGCTCGTAGGATACACCTACTTCCACGAAAAGGTTGGGGTGTCGAAAGATAACAAGAAGAACCTCGCTAAGAGGGCTCATAAGTTGGCAAAACTCGGTTTCTCGGAGGAGGACATCAGGAAAGAGCTTTCAAGCCAACTAGGATACATCAAGCATGCAGACAGTATTAATTTAATAAAGACTATAGGAATGGAAAAGTCACTTGGAAAGATCATCAAAAATAGGCGCATCAAACCGCCTTTCAAGGGAATGAACCCCAACCAGAAAGTTCCGTTTTCATCTTTAATAGTAAAGGAACTTGACAATAATGGGGGGGGGGTAAACGCTAACCCCACGAAAATATTACTGGAAGAATATACAATCCTTGAATCAAAAATTGACAAAGAGACAAGGACGGTGGTTGAACTGGACTCCAACGGACAGCAACAACAGATTTCGAAGCAGGTGCCTGCGCAGGTGCTGGCCATCAGATTCAAGAAAATACTTCAGACCATCACTCGACATGATGCCAACGGTGAGGAGGAAGAATCATACATCTTCCAGAAGAGGAAGGACGAGGATGGTCAGTTGTCAACAGACGATGCAGAGTTCTACGCTTTCACGGGTAGCAGGATCATGATCGATCAGGCTCAGTGTGACTTCACACCTGAAGACCTGCCCTGTCCCACCGTCATTCAGCAGGTCAGGGGCAAAGATGGTAAATTATATACTAAATTCACTTGATATGGAAAAATTAATGAAATCGGCTACTTACGCCGAACAGAAAAGTTTCTTCCCCTTTGGGGATGGTATGATTGTTGCCTTCCTGAATGAGGAGGTGGTTGAGAACTGGGAACAGCCCAACACACCAGAGGACTTGCCTGCCATCACTGGCTATAAGTACACTGGTACGCGTGAGGATGGTGGTACGCTGCTGCCATGTAGCGACCCTCAGGACTATGGTTGTCTCACAGACGCCATCATCAGCTCCAGATACTCCAAGAGCGAAGAGATGGCTATCCACCGTCATTACCAGAATGATAACGAGACTTACAAAGCTGAATGGCAAGAATATAACGAGTTCTGCGAGGATGCTAAGGCATTAGCCAAGAAATGGCTTGGGATTGGATAGACTCTTCAATATTTTTTTGGGTTAATTTATACATTCACCACACCCCTGCAGCGATGCACGGGTGTATTTTTAGTTTCTGCCGTTGCTTCGTATCTTTGCAATAAATTTGAAGCATATGGCATTGAAAACGATAATTGCGCTTGTTGGGGCTTTCCCCTGTACCATTGCAGTGAACTTCCTGCAATACATCTACCGTGACTGGGAGTTTGCCAAGTGGATATGCGTGGCTGTTGTCGTGGATACGATCGTCAGCCTGGTGAAACACTTCATACTGCACGACCTCTCCAGTGAGGATTTCTGGGTGAAGTTCTCGAAGAAGATCTTTGTATATATCTGCCTTCTAATACTGTCGAACATCCTCACCAACTACACCGTGAACGGCCATGTTGTCGGCTCTACACAGTGGATCGGCGAATATATCTGTACGGCGATGCTGATCCGGGAAGCCTTCTCTATCGTTGAGAACGGATCTGCCATCATGCCGGTACTGCCTAAGTCTTTCCTGAAACGCCTGAAGGACTTCAACGAGAAGGGCGAATATATCAACAAAAAGAAAGAGGAGGAATAATTTATGCAAATCAACAAACATCAGCTCTTACGCGCCCTGGTTGGCATTGCAAGGCCATCTGCTAAGGCACTGGATGAATTCGTGGCATCCTTCAACCAATGGTCCCAGGCGTATGAGATAAACAACACGAAACGCCTGGTGCATTATCTGGCACAGGTGATGCACGAGTCGGCTTGTCTCCGCTATACGACGGAAATTGCC